ATGACATAAGCAAATGGGACTACATCTGTGACGGAGACAAAGAAAACGACACACCACGTGGCCTTAAAATTTATCGTATCTGGAGAGGTGGCAACTTAAAGAAGGGTGGCAGGATAAAGACTGAAGATTTTTCATTGAACAGGGGGTCCGGATGTTCGGCAGTGCTCATGGCGGCCGAGTCTGGAGTTAAAAATGTTGTCATACTGGCCTTCGACATATTGGGTGCAAGACAATGGGAGATGGAGGAACCTAGCAGGATACAAAACAACATATACAAGAACTCACCAAATTACCCATCACGTATGAGCATGAAGGCATATCTAAAATATGAATGGATGTACCAACTAAGGCAAACATTTAGAAAGTTTCCCGAAACCAATTTCTATTTTATTAATCGGAGAGAATACATAGACGGAAACTCTTTCCTGAGATGGTATTGTGATCAACCCAACATAAAGATAGGCATCTATGCTCACTTGATGAGATGGATATCAGACGATCAGCAACAAAAAGACTGGGTAAACCTATAGGTCACATCTATCACAGAAATGTTTGTGGCCTTTTTCAACCCTTTCTGGGTCTACCTTGGATTTTGGTTTTTTGAATGTTGTACCACAGGTGTCGCATTTAAGCACGTATATTATGTTATTCCTTCTTACGGTGTGACAGATTCCTAGTTTGCTCTCTCTTTTGTATAATTTCAACGTTTTGAGCGTTTCTACGAACATGTAATTATTTAATAAATATGTAAAACCGAAATATGGCTAGAAAAACAATAGACACAGGAATAGAAGGAAATACAGCGACGGGCGATACTTTACGTACGGCCATGACGAAGATCAACACGAACTTCGAGGAACTCTATACGGATTTGGCAGGCACTACATCATCGGGCGGAATTTTAATCAATCCAACAACCAACGGTGATACGAAAATAATTGCAAACGGAACTGGAATTGTTGAGATAGATAGGCTATCACTAAACAACACAACAATAAGTTCGTTGGATACCAACGCAGACATCACCTTTGTAGCAAACGGAACAGGTAACATCGTGTCCTCTGGACCATTTGTAGTCAACGGTAGCACAACAACAGGTTCATTAGTCACAAACACCATAGTGTCTAATGGTTCAAACGCCACACTGAACATAGATGGCAGTGGCACTGGAAAAGTAATTATAGATGCCGCGGAGGTCGAAATACATCATGACGGCACAAAGGTTCTCGACACCAGTGCTGGAGTGATTGATATCACGGGTAATCTGTTTCTAACAGCCGCTACTCCAACAATATTTTTGAAGAGAACAGACAACGCCAACCAGCCGGCAATAACTTTCAAAGGCTCGGGAGGCACTGATGCGGCCAACATCAAGATGGACGGCACAAGTGGAGCATCAAACGAAATTATATTCGACACTTTTACTGTGTCAGGAGGTCTAGTAGAAAAATTCAGAGTAACCGGTGATGGTGCCAAAGTCACAGGAACACTTAACATCGATGATGGGATCAGCATCACTGACAACAAAATTACAACTTCGGCATCAAACGCCAATCTAGAACTTGATGCGGCCGGCACAGGCACAGTAAAAGTCATAGGAAATCTAACACTAGGTGATAGTGACGAAATAAAATTTGGTGATTCCGGTGATCTAAGGATATTCCACAACGGAGGTCATTCAATAGTAAGAGAAGTAGGAACAGGAAACCTTTACCTGCAGAGTGACAACAATGTAATACTTTCTAAAGATAGTGGCACAGAACCAATGGTGAAGGGTATTGCCGACGGTGCAGTTGAACTTTATCACGACAATGTTAAAAAGTTTGAAACAACCGCAACTGGTGTTTCAGTTGTAGGATCAGTTACATCCACTGGCGCTACTGATTTGACTTTGAGCACAAACGCTGGAACAGATTCAGGAACAATCAAAATTACTGATGGCACAAACGGTGACATCACACTAGAAACAGATGGCACTGGTGACATATTATTGAAAGCAGGCGGACAGGTGGGTATTGGTTCTGTTAGTTCACCTGACACACAACTACACATCAAATCGGCCTCATCGATCATAACACTTCAAAGAACAGCAGACGCCAACCAACCCGGCATAGACTTCCAACAATCTGGAGGTAATGTAAGAGCAGAATTGAGAATGGATGGAACATCAGGTACTTCCAATGAGGTATTTGTAAAAACACATGATGGCTCTTCATTGGCAGAACGTTTTAGAGTTGGACACACAAAAACTCAAGTAAAAGGTAATTTAGAAGTTGATGGTGCACAGATAGACTTCACTGCACTACCAACTTCGGACCCAGGAGTGGCAGGCAGACTGTTTAGATCAGGAAACGATGTCAAAATAAGCACGGGTTAATAGGAGATCTCTATGGCACAGAAGACAATTGATCTCGGTACACTGGGCGGAGCAGACGGAACAGGTGATAGCATCAGAACTGCCGCAGTAAAGATCAATGATAACTTTACAGAAGTATTCGAATTTCCTCCTGTAAAATCTGACATACGATTCCAAGACAACAAAATTGCAACACTATCTTCCAATGCAAGTATTGATTTAGGAGTGTCAGGCACAGGCAGTGTCATAATGGGAGACTTCAAGATCAATGACAACAACATTTCTAATCTTAACACAAACGGTGACATCAGGATTGTGCCAAATGGATCTGGGTTATTGGTCATAGACGGCATAGGATTTTCTGGAACTAGCATACACGGGACGGATTCATCTATTGTTAACATCAATGAGAATGTAAACGTGGATGGCACCATGACTGCACAAGGGACGGATTTACAAGGTGCAGTCACAATCAATTCAACATTGAATGTCACTGATGAAACGACGCTTTCAACTTTGACTGTGTCAGGTGCATCATCGTTCGTTGGTACAACAACCGTAGACAATCTCAGTTTCAATGACAACATAATTTCTACCAGTTCAAACGCAGATCTTATTTTGACGCCGGGCGGGACAGGGGTGGTCAATGTGTCTAAACTGACAGTTGACTCCAATCTGGAAATGGACGCTGAAATTTTAAGGGTTACAACCACCAACAGTAATTTTGATCTTGCCGCTAATGGCACAGGATCTGTGAAGATTTCAAAAATAGACATTAATGGTGGTGGCACTCCTAATGAGGTAGACAACACAGTGATTGGTGCAACAACACCAGCGGCGGGAAATTTCACAACACTTACATTCGATCCTGCGGCAGATGGTACCCTTTCGACCACAGGAGTGAAAATTGCACATAATGAAATAAAAGCCATCGAGTCAAATGCCAACCTGGAAATGCAGGCAAATGGAAATGGATATGTTTACCTTAAGGATTTCAAGTTACCAAATGCAGATGGTAACTCAGGACAACTTCTAAGCACGAATGGTAGCAAAGTAATCAGTTGGGTTACCAGTCCGATCTTGCTTGGACAGTCGGACATCCAGGACTCAAAGAACACGATTGGATTTTCATCACTCACTGAAATAGATGCAAACACAGCCGTTGGTGCTCACGAAAATATAGGTGCAGGCTCAGACAGTTTGCTAGACGAGTGGGATCAAGCAAAGTATGACAGTGCATGGTATCTTTGTTTGCAGAGATATGACGCCGCTGACAGTTCAATCGAGTATGCAGGATTCAAGACAACCATTGCCCAAGGGACTGATGATGGTAGCACATTTGATACCTTTGATGGGACAACGCAAATTATTAAAACAAATAACGACGATCAAATAATTTCCACAAATACTGATATAAGAACGTCAGTAGGAAAAGTAAGATTCAAAGGACAGGCAGGCACACTGGCAGACGGTTCGACTAAATCCACGTTCAATGCATTGACTTTTTATAGGCTTGGTTTGGGAGATAATGATTCATCAGGATACTCAGATGGGCCCGTGGCCACAAAAGTCATAGCAGACGTTGAGAGTGCAACTACAACAATAGACACATGGGCAACTTCGAGTTACAGGGGAGCAAAGTATTATGTGTCAGTGAACAACACAACAACAAACGAAGTAATGAACGCTGAACTGCTTGTGGTACACAACGGCTCTGACGCATTTATTACCGAATACAATAAATTATCAACCAATTCCGGCAACACCGAATTGGTGACATTTTCAGCAGTTATTTTTGGAGGTGATGTAATAGTGAGAGGTTCCAATGGTACAGCAGGAACTTGTAGATGCACAATGTACAGAGTTCTTCTTGCAGACAACGAATCGGACTCAACAATCAACAGTTATGAAAAGGTTATTGGTGCACAGACAGTCAGCAACACAGCATCAACAACGATAGACACAAACAGTTTCAGAGGTGACGTCAATCCTGACATGACCACTCAAAAAGTCATCAACACCGTTGCTCAATCCGATTACGACAGTGTGTTCTATCACATGGTACAGAAGGATATAACCAACAATGAATTCAAAATAAACAAATTGTCAGTTCACCACGGGATCACCTCCGATGGAAGCACACGTGATGCATTTGTTTCAGATTCACATGTGGTGAAAACAGGTGCAATGAATGACATCACTGCATTTGATGTTGGAGTCAATGGTTCCAACATAGAATTGAAAGCAACTGGTGTTACTGATGGATCAACAGCGATACAAAATGCAATTTCATATTATGCGATAGGCCTAGGAGACAACACTTCAACTGGCACAACTGGAAAAATTGGATTAAATGCAGGAGTCACGTTTGGTGGTGCCAATGAGACAAGGGTAGACACCATCACAGCGACAGGAACATGTACTTCCATATTAAGCACACAAAGAACACTTGCAGATTTTGACAAATCTGCCTACGACAGTGCATGGTATTTGGGAGTTTCAAATGACATAGAAAACTCCGGACTGGCCACTTTCAAATATTCAGTGATGCACAACAATTCAGATGCATTCATAACGTCATCTTCGATCACGCGGACTGACCTAAGTCACAATCACCTAGAGACAGACGCAGACGTCAGTGGAAGTGATGTGAGATTGCTAGGTAATGGTGGAAGACTAGATGACTCTTCAAAATCGAACTCCAACACACTGGCCTACTACAGGATCGGATTGGGTGACAATGACTCTTCTGGGTACACGAGTGGTGACGGCAAGGCAGACACAGATACTTTGACTGTTGGAGGAATACAAGAAACAACAGTGAATGCTGTTGCGGCAGAAGGAAATCATGCCACACTATCAGCATCAGGCACAACCACGTGTGCAGAGTTCACAGCAGGCACGTATGATGGCGCTTTATTCTATGTTATAAATCATGACGTTGCAAATGGCAGTTTCGAGACACAGAAGATATCGCTTTGCCACAACTTACAAGATTCATTCATGACGAGTTCGTCAATAGTAAGCACAGATGAAGCGGACCAACATCCAATTTACACCACTGACATGGTGTCCGCTGGTGACAGTACAAGCAAAATAAGATTGAGATCAACAGACTCAGATGGCAGTAGTGTTTCGGCCAACAACACAATGGCATATTACAGAATTGGACTTGGTGATGGCACAGGCACAGGGTTCGCTGGAGAATTAGGTTTAGTAAATGACATTGTTAACACGAGTATCATAGACAGTACGGAGACCACTCTTAATGCATTCACACACGGACCACACAATGGAGCCAAATATTTCATCACGGTTGTTAATCAGGCAACAGGAGAAACAGGAAACATCGAAGCATTGGTTACACATGACGGCACAAATGCATACATTACGACCTACAACGAATTTTTTACAGGCAATAACAGCCTTATCAATCTAACAGCAGACATAAATGGAACTTCTTTACGATTAAGAGGATCGGCCACAGCGGGCGATAGCACAAAAGTAATAGTAAACAGGGTAGTTGCATTTGGAGACTCTGAAGTCGAGGAGGCAAACAGTGACAGCACAAGGAAAATAATAGGTAACACCATCGTGTCAAGTACTGCAACTGAATTTGATGCATTCCAAGCCAGTGTCACTGATGCTGTACACTACGTGATCACTGGTCAAAAAGGTTCAACTGAAAATTTCATTTGTGAGGCAGTGGTAGTAACAGACGGCACAAATGTTTTTGTGCAACAAGGTCCAAATGTTAGTTCTAAAGGCACAGACATGTTGGAGATATCTGCAACAATATCTTCTGGGATAGTAAGTGTCAAGGCAAGTTCAACTTCAGGAGCATCTACTGTGCAGGCTTTCGCAATCAGATTGAAAGCACCAACAAGTTCAACTGCAACCATTGACAGTTTTCAAATCGCAGATTTCAGAGGTGCGAAATATTTCATATCACTAAACAACCTAGACAGCAACGAGGTAAGCAACATTGAGGCCTTGGTCGTACATGATGGCACCAACGCATTCATAAATTCATACAATGAACACCACAGTGGCAGTGCAAGTTTGATCAATGGAAATCTCACAGCAGATATAAGTGGTGGTCTTCTCAGATTGAGAGTGGTGGTGGCACAGGACAACACAAGGATAACTTTCTATAAAGTAATTTTAAATGATGAACCATCAACACAAACATTCACTAACACCAAAGTGATAGGCGGTGTGGTAGCATCGAGTTCTTCAACGGCAGTTGACACATTCGTAGACACGGAAGTGGACGGTGCACACTACGTGATAATTGGATATAACTCCACTGAAGGGGCGGCATCGATACAGGAAGCCAATGTCATAACAAATGGCACAGGTGCTTTTGTTTCATCTGGACCATACGTGAGTACGAAAGGAACAAACCAACTTGATCTTACAGCGGCACATGACGGTTCTTCAACTGTGACACTGTCGGCATCCTCAACATCTGGTGGTTCGACCAAGGTTGCCGCATACAGGGTACACATGAAGGCACCTGTTGGACAAACTGACAACCTCGACTCATGGGCAACTTCGAGTTACAGGGGAGCAAAATATTACATCTCTGCCAAAGAAACTGTTTCCGGTTTCACAAGCAACATAGAATGTCTTGTGGTGCACGATGGCACAGATGCCTACATAACTGCATTCAACGAACACTTCTCACACGTTTCACTGGTGACACTGACTGCGGACATATCTGGAGGCAATCTAAGATTGAGGTGTGCGGGTAATATACCTGACGTCAAAGTAAAATTCTACAGGATACGATTGGCGGACACTGAAAACAATGCCGAAGGTGCTGACTCTAAATTGATTGACACAGCGACAGTATCAAGTTCGGCCACTCCAATAGACACTTTCCAAGACACGAGTCAAACAGGTGCCCACTATGTGATCGTGGCTCATAACGCATCCGAAGGCACTTCGGAGATACAAGAAGCGTCTGTGATCACCAACGGTGCGGAGGCCTTTGTGTCACACGCCAACCACGTGTCATCCAAGTCGACTCCAATGATCACACTTTCGGCGGCACATGATGGATCAAACACTGTGACATTGAGTGCGGCCTCATCAGCAGGCGGAAGCACCATTGTCAATGCATTCAGAATACACATGCTACGAGGAACAAGTTTTGCTTATGACGTGTTAGACAGTTTCGCACAGAGCACATATCAACTTGCCAACTATGTTGTTGTTGGAAAAAATGCGGCGAATGAATCACAGATAGCAGAACTGATGGTAACATCAGATGGCGCGGATGCCTACATCGTAGATGACGTGGCAAACATCAGCACACATTCCACAACTACGCCTCTGATGAAATTCACCGCGGCCATGAACAGCGGCAACGTTGAACTTCGGGCAGAGAACAATCAACAGAACACAGATACCACTGTCAACATGTACAGGGTACACCTTGCAAGGGCGGCCGGGGCACCTAGTTCCATTGCAACACTGGACTCATTTGACAAAACAGAATTCAGAAGTGCAAAATATCAGATTTCAATCAGTGATCCTGCCAGCGGTTCTCTAGGTTTATATGAAACACTGGATGCCAACCTGACACATGACGGCACAAACGTTTATTTGTCAACATTTGGTAGGGTGACTAACCACACAGGCGACATGGTGGATATCACTGCCGACGTAGTTGGAGACAATGTCAGGTTGAGAGGTACGATAAGTAATACTAACACGCACACTGTAACAGTGGTGAGAAGGTTAATGAAGGTTTAATATGGCACAACAGGTAATAAACAGAGGATCTAACGCAAACGACGGTACAGGTGATACTTTACGTGAGGCGATGCGTAAGATCAATGAGAACTTCACAGAAGTCTACACGGCTCCTGGTATATCATCTGACGCCATCCTCATAAGTGGAAACTCGATTAAAACAATCAGAAGTAATGATGACTTGATTTTTGGACCTGCAGGTGCTGGATCAGTGAATTTTCCAGCATTCCGATTCAACGACAACAACATAGAAGGCACAAGATCAAACGAGAATATTAATTTGATTCCATCGGGCACAGGATCTGTGGTTTTTGGCGCAATCAAGATTAATGGAACAACTTTAAGTTCAGATGATTCTTCTATTATTAATATTAATGATGGACTTATTGTTGACGGCACACTGACTGTTGAAGGGACATCAACTCTGACAGGTGCAACTTCGGTTTCATCAACATTGGCTGTTCCATCTGGATTGACAACACTGTCAACTTTGAATGTTACTGGCACAACTAGTTTAGTTGGTACAACTACAATAGACAATCTTACTTTTAATGACAACATCATTGGCACATCTTCAAACGCTGACCTAAACCTTACACCAGGTGGAACAGGAAGTGTAGTTCTTAACACCCTTACCGTTGATGGGAACATTAAGATAACAGACAACAAAATTACAACAACACAATCCAACTCTGACTTAACAATAGAACCGGCAGGAACAGGATCTGTTGTGATGTCCAAAGCGGACATCAATGGCGGAACCATTGACAACACAGTGATAGGTGCCTCGACACCATTGGCAGGAACTTTCACCACACTTACTGCAACCACTTCGGCGGTAATAGATGGAATCACAATACGAGACAACACTGTAACAACCACCGAGTCTAATGCTGACCTTGAATTATCAGGTAGTGGCACAGGCGGTGTATCAATCAGCGGATTCGTGTTCCCAACCACGGACGGAACAGCAGGACAGTTCTTGACAACAGACGGTTCGGGCACATTGTCATTCGCGACTGCGGGTGCGGCTTTAACCCACTCGGCTATTTCTGATACAACGAAGGACATAGCAAGTTCACAAACTGACACAATTTCTTCATTTAACAAAACTGTTGACAGAAGTGCCAAGTTTTTTATATCCGCGGTTGATGCCACAAACGGTAGACACGAGATGGTTGAGGCCAACGTCACACATGATGGGTCAAACGCATACATCGCCACGTTTGGATCTATATCAACTTACAGCGGAGGTGCTGTGGCCACTTACAGTGTTGATATTGATGGAAATAATGTTAGATTGAGAGCCACAAACATCTCTCCTGGATCTGTGACATTCAAAACCCAGGCATGTAAAATAAACGTTTAATATAATTTAGACACAACACACATCTATGAGGAAATACACCAGGTACCAGAGACAGTATAAATCTCCCCGATCTGAGATTAATCGTTTGAAGGAAGCCATCAAGCGTGAATCAGACAAGATCAAGCGTGAAGACCTCCAACAGCACCTAGAACACTGGATTCGTACACAGAATAATCACCACTGATATCCAATAAATACCCTTGTAAGGAGTAAAGTTAATGGCAACACCGGTGTGGACAACCACAGAAGGTAAATTGGCGACATTCGCCGAAGACAGCACGTATTCACTTCAACTTGAGGCGAATACTAGTGACTCAACGGCCATCACTTACTCCATAATCGCAGGAAGCCTACCAACTGGAATGTCTCTGACTTCCACAGGCTTACTTACAGGTACTCCGGCTGAGGTTGCCAAAAGAACTCTTTACACCTTCGTCGTGCGAGCCACGGCCGGCAGTACCATAACAGACAGAACTTTTTCATTAGACATCGAGGGACAAGACAATCCAGTATTCACAACTGCGGCTGGACAGTTACAACTTGCAGACTCAACTAGAGTAGGACTGTATTGGGTGTTGGACGGAGAACGTGTAGACTTCCAATTCCATGCAACAGACGGTGACCGAGCAGTTGGAAGAGATATGAGATTTGAAATACAGTCAGGAATATTGCCACCTGGATTATCTTTGAGCGAAGCAGGAGAATTGACAGGAATATGCAGGCTCACTGACGACTACTTTGAAGATTCGACAAGACAGATTGCAATGACATTTCCTATCACTTGTAGAGTGAGTGACGGAACTTCGGTTACAACACAAGAAAATCATATATTTGTGTACTCGGCGGCCTATTGGAACGTGAACAATCCTAATATCACAGCGGACATGACGGAAATAAACAATTTCCCAATCACAATGGACCTTTCATCTCAAAGAAGACCTGTGTTCTTGACTAACACAGCACTAGGAACATTCAGACACGACAACCAAGTGGTTATCAAAATAGACATAGAAGACGCTGACTCAACAGGAAATGCTTTCGTCTACTCATTGCAGGACGGCACATTGCCAACAGGACTACAGATAGATTCAAATTCAGGAGAAATTTTTGGTTTCCTTCCAAGGCAGGGAGAAGTACAAACAGATTTCGTCTTTACCATGAGAGCAACAAGAACCATGGACACAGGACAACAGGTTTTCACAGACAAATCATTCACAATGACAGTGTTGGGAGACATAGACATAGGTATCCAATTCACAACAGACGAAAACGTTGGAACTTTACATGCCGATATTCCAAGCACACTGAACATACAGGCAGATCCTGAACAGCCGAACAGAGTTCTGTTTTACAAATTAGCATCAGGAAGCCTACCACCGGGCATTACACTTTCTCCCCTAGGCAATCTGGTTGGAACAATCAGGTCAAGTGACTTTACAGATTCTACTAGATCCTATACTTTCACTGTGACTGTAAGTGATCAGTATGAAGAACTGGCCGCAACAAAAACATTCACAGTGCTTGTTGACATACCATACACATCAATTGAATATGGATCCTTTGAAGGACAGGCAACTTCTTTTATAGACGAAAATATATTCTACAATATAGCACAAGATCCAAATATTAATTCTCCAGAAGAGATTTACAGACCAGAGGACGCAAACTTCGGCATGAAACTTACGCCTAAGATGTTGATGATTGCTGGAGTGGAAACACAGACACTGACAACGTATCAGAATCAAATGGAATCTAATCATGCACCTGTGACATTATATTTTGGTGATTTGAAAACAGCGGTTGCAAAACAGAATGGCACAGTGATCTACGAAGTTGTCTATTTAGATATTGTTGATAGATTTGTTAACAATGACGGGATAGAAACAGGGGCAACAACAATAAGGCCAAATGCAGTTGAAAACATGAGAGACAGGATCAAAGCATTGGGTCATGACGAATGGACTTACCTACCGTTATGGATGAAGACAGAACAGGCTGGCTCACAAGGTCCGCTGGGTTACATAAAAGCAGTGCCAATATTGTATTGTAAACCGGGCACATCTGGAAAATTAAAGAAGAGGATAGAAGATTTAAACTTAGATTTCAAAAAAATACTGTTTATAATAGACAGATATTCTGTATCAACAAGCAAAGTTTCACCATCAACATTTACAGGTGATGGGTCTACATTATCTTTTGCCCTAGACGAAATAGTGCATGAAGAAGATATTTTGGTAAAAGTTGGCACAACAACCAAGACAAGGGATGATGAAGGAGGATTAGACTATCATCTTACGCATGATGTTGGTAATCAAAAAACGACCATTGTTTTCAACATAGCATCGGTGCCGGCAGACGGAGATGTTATAACCGTGGAGAGAAGCAACGATAAATATCTAAGATTTAGGGATATAACATAATGGCAAGTAACATAGTACCAGGAAACATAGACGGGACATACCCAACAGCAGGACAAGACAACAGTTCTCAGGGCATGAGGGACAACTTCAATGCAATCAAGAACAACTTCACGGAAACAAAAACTGAAATTGAAGACCTACAGAGTAATAAGGCAAGCCTAAATGCTAACAATGATTTCTCAGGTAATATTGTTTCAGATGCAGAATTAAAAGACAATTCAGAAACAGTGTTCGCACATGGCACAACAGGCGGTGCAATCACATTAGACCATGAAAAAGGTCATTATCAAACTTTGACAACCAATGCTTCAATAACTTTGAGTTTCCTGAACCTACCAGCAACAGGCAAACTGGGCAGAATAATTTTAGATATTGGCTACGCCAGTACAGCACACACAATCACAATTCCAAACAGTGTGAAAGTATCAGAAAATGTTGATGGCGGAGATGGCAGTTCTAAAACAATCACATGTCCAACATCAGGTAGATATCTGTATGAATTCATGAGTGCAGATGGAGGCACTACCATATTGATGCATCAGTTAGGCAAAAACTATATCTAATAGGAGGTGGTGATGTATTTCCATCCAATGCAAGAAGAAATAGGTAATATGTCCGAAGAGGACATTTCAAAAAGGATTAAAGATCTCACAAGAAAAGTTGCAATAGCAAGACGTGGACGTAATCCTGAAATGTTGGCCAATCTACAAATGGCTCTCAACACATATCGTGATGCCATCAGACAAAGAAGAATTGAGGCCTGGCACAAGAACAACAAGAAATTAAGGAACGAACCAGATATTGGAGACCTGATCAACATAGACTAGTAAGTATTGTTGATGTCAAACAGTTTCACTTGGAAAACTAAATTTAAATCAATAATAATCGTCGACGGAGAACTTTTTCCTAACGAGTACAAGGTAGAAATATCACTCACACCTCACACTGCAAATTTAAAAGAACAGACAGAATACTTTGAAAGATTGAAAAGTCTTTTTGAACAAGTGTTTGCAAATACAATTACCACATGGCGTGATGAAAAATTATATGGTATTTTGAAAACTAATACCAATAATAGGTTTATCGAGTTACCAAAACCACCTTACGATCAGATAATGGCGGCCGTGTGTTTCTGCAAGGCCAACAGCATACTAGATAGTAAGATTGTCATAAATCACATATCACTCAGTTCCTGGCAGGGCGACGGTATTACCTATACGGTTGACAAAGACAGCAAAGAGCTTATACTTTTAGATAGACCGGACTGGTTCTCGGAAAAATACAACACGTTTGATCCATGGTGGTTAAGACCCGACACGGCGACATATGATGAAGAATTGGACAAAGGCATATACACAGGACATTTCAGTTGGAACAATCAAAAGATTCCTGTTGACAAACAGCACGAGTACCATGCTAAAATATTTGAGTTCCAACCAAAGGTTTTAGATGGCGGCAAAGACAAAAACAAATGAACACGGTGATGTGGTATTTTCTGAACAGGAAACCATAGACCTACTTTACAACAATCCAGACTTTGATATTTCTAAATTGTTCTTCAGCGAAACAGAGCAATACAACAACGCAATAAAACAGACAGGATTAGGGTTTCCGCTGATTAAAACAGTGCCAGACAGAAAATCTGTGGAAGAATTTGACACAATAAATATTGGTAATTGGCACATGCCAGAGAAGTATTATCAAATAAATGTGTTACAATGGCTATTAGACAAATGCCAAAACGATGAGGAAAAGATGAGAGTGCAAACCGAATATGATTTATTCGAGAAGAAAAAATTTGTAAAAGTGTTACAGTTCTTAATATATTTTGTTGACACACTACGAGCCAACAACATTGTATGGGGAGTTGGAAGAGGATCGAGTGTGGCCAGTTTCTGTTTGTTCTTGATTGGAGTACACAAGATTAACCCTTTACTTTACAATCTAGACATCAAAGAATTTTTACGATGAAGATTTCTATTGAGAGCAACAGGCCCATAAAAGAAAATTTCCTACTAGACCTATCGGGCAATAGAACAGATTTCAAACTGGATGAAGATTTCAGTTTAGATGATGGGTGGTACGAATTAAACTTGCCTTATACAGGACAGAGAACAGAAATCAAAGATGTAAAACTGAATGATGAAAGTATAGAGCACACTCTTTACACAGGATACTACGTTGACGGAAATGGGAGTGAACATCAACCTGCCGCGGCCATGTGGGACGAAGGTGGAGTCATGAAACTCTGGATACACACAAAATTAGGGGTGTTTCTAGATAGGGTTTTTACAGAAATAGACGGTGGAGATTTCGGAAAGAATCTCTTTACAAAATATGTTTTTACTGTTGATAGACCTTGTGTGCTAGAAAACCAATTTCCTGAAAGTATAAAAAGTTATCTGGCAAATGGTGATGGTCCACACTGGTGGAAAACAGACACTGATTACACACCATATAAGATTTTAGACATCGAAACTCCAGAAGTTGATGACATCATTGAGGAGATGAATGCTATTAATGTAAGAGATATCACAGGAGCCTTTCGAGGAGTAATGGATATAAAGACAAACTCACCTACAAAATCAGATCTTCCGTTTCTAGATATGGATTGGTCTAAAGCACCTAAAATGAAAGAACTCTTAATAGATAAAGTCGGTTACAAAAATATATTAAGTATTTCAATGCAGACTCTGTATCCAAAGAGCCATCTATTCATGCACAGGGATGACCATTATAGTAGAAAAAAATACAGTGTGATACGAGGTTGTAAAAAATTTTACTGGCCTTTGAAGGGCGATTGGTCTAAAAATCATTTCAAACTTGGTAAAGCAGGCGTGGTACCATTTAAGAATAGGCCATGTCTGATCAACACTTTAGAGCACACCCACACAGCGGTAAATGACAGCGACGAACCTAGGAGTGTTTTGATCGTCTATGGCGACCTTCCTGGAGATATTTTAGGACCAGGTGATCAACGTGATGATAAGTAATTGTAATAGGAGCATATTATGGTAGCAAGACCAACAAGAAAAAGAATGTACAGATCTATGCAGGGCAGAATGATCGACATAGAAAAATTGAGAGCAACCAACGAAGATCAAATAGCAGTTGGAAACATGAACGTGAATGCACGTGGTGATGTGCTAGGACCAGGCGGTCAGATAATTACGTCAAAAGACAAAGTCATAAAAAAATACTACGAGCAACCAAAGGGCAGAGTCGATGACAGGCCTGCGAGAGCAAAACCACAGGCACCTAGAAAGACTGCACCAGCACCTAAACCAGTGATGACTGCAAAGCCACAAGCCAAACAGGTAACGAAATCTACAAAACCAAAAGCCTCGCCTAAAAAAGGCATAGAAGCGGCTCTTGACGGACTAGAATAAATCTTATATAATACTTCTATATGGGACAGATAGAAGACTTACAGAACAAAGGTTTTGGTTCTCATGGTGGTAAGCAATACACCGTGGAGAATGATATAATCCCACTTAAGAAAAGAGTGTTGGTATCCGATATGCACTTTGGAGAAACAAAATCCAAAGGTGGAATCATATTAGTTGACGACGACGGCACCGCAGAAGGCATACACCCTAGATGGGGCAAAGTATACGCCGTAGGTAGGTTACAAGATGACGTTAAAGTCGGACAATGGATATTGGTTGCACATGGCAGATGGTCAAGAGCATTCAAAGTTAAAAGAAAAGAAAAAGGATCTGCCGGTGAGATAGGCGTTGAATTAGAAGTCAGAATGATTGACGAGAATGACATTCTCCTTGTATCAGACGATGAACCAGAATTCAATAGAAAACAAGCAGGATACGTCAACACTGGTGGAATGCAACAAATGACATCACTTCCGGGCAATGACTGAGTTTACACAAGGCATACAAGGAGCATTTCAAAAATTATTAACTAGTTCAAGTTTAGGACTTGCACTGATTTATACATTTGGCCATATTATAATAGCAATGACTGTGGTCAGTGTGATGACAGGAGCCAGTTTATGGGAGGCCGGTGCTGTTGCACTTGTTGAGCCAAGCATTAATGGATTATGGTTCTATGCACTCCACAAAACATATAAAAAAATTAAAGGCATTAAGTAATGAAAAAGATCAAACTCAAAAGGACACTCGTGCCCATTGATAAACTTGTTACAATGGCTGAAATGGGTCTCGGTGCAGTACGTCCTCTTAATAAAGAAAAAAGAGGTTGGATAAACAAACTTAAAAAACAAGAAGAGCCGTTTGATCCAATACTTGTAACTCCCATAAAAGATTCCGGATACTATTTGTTGACAGATGGTTGGCACAGGGTACAGGCCGCCAAAGCAATGAAAGAAAAAGAGATAGAAGCCTTGCCATTACCAGCAGACATAGGATTGAACATGGCCAAGGCAAACAAAATACTGCGAGACATCGACAGAGAATACGGTTTCAAACTGGAGTGCAGTGATATAATTGGCCAGTGGGCCTTCTATAAAGATTGACAAACTACATATATCTGTTACAATAAAGGCATGGTAAGACGTTTTGGTTTCTGTTGCAAATGGTTGAACTCTGAGAAAGAATTTGGCGGCATGAAAGTAAATGCCAAGGACAGAGAACTTAATGGCAGATCCACAACCATGCGTTGGCTACGTGAGCACAAGGACGAGGCAGAACAACGCCAATGGGACATACTAACACACAACACACTTGCCGCACGTAGACTGGTACAACGTGTTGGCTCACTGCCACCTGAACGTAGGATGGTGAGACTAGGTAGTGAGATGCTTCAAGGTTACACTGAAAAAGATTGGAAGTCTTGGTGGCAGAGACCAGAATTACAGAACCACCTGCCTAAGTTATTTGCACCTGTAGGTGAAATGGCTAGAAAACTAGGCGTAAAGGTAAGTTTCCATCCAGGACAATTCTGTGTGCTTTCAAGTGCAACACCAGATATTGTAGAACGTAGCATAGAAGAATTTGAATACCATACCGACATGGCACGTTGGATGGGTTTTGGTAAGTCATTCCAGGATGGTTGCAAGATTAATGTACACATCTCTGGCAGACAAGGACCTGATGGCATACGTAAAGCACTACCAAGGTTATCTCCCGAGGCACGTAATCTGATCACAATCGAGAATGACGAAATGGGTTGGGGACTAGATGCCAGTCTTGAATTGGAAAAGGATCTTGCTCTTGTGCTAGACATACATCATCATTGGATCAGAGACGAGGAATATATTGAAGCAAATGACGACAGAGTGAAAAGAGTTATCGACAGTTGGCGTGGTGTAAGGCCTAGTATGCACTACTCTTATTCAAGAGATGAACACTTGGCAGTTGCAGACTTAGGTGACAAAACACACACAGAGATGCACAACATCAAAGATTTACTAGACAGAGGTTGCAAAAAACAGAAACTACGAGCACACTCGGACCTATTACCAAACAGGAAGGTTAACGACTGGGCACTATCGTTCTCGGAAAACTTCGACATACAGGTCGAGGCCAAAGGTAAAAACATGGCCCAGGAACAATTATATAGACAATACCTAGAGAATTCTGTATAATCAATAACACTAACAGGAGATAAAATGAAAATACTATGCGTATTATACGACGACCCTAAAGGCGGAATGCCTGAGAGTTATCCACTTACGGATCTCCCCAAGTTAGAGAAGTATCCAGATGGCATGACGCTACCATCACCAAAAGGAAGAGATTTCAATCCAGGTGATTTGCTAGGTTGTGTGTCGGGTGAACTAGGACTTAGAAAGTTCTTGGAAGACGCAGGACATGAATTAGTTGTGACGTCTAGCAAAGATGGTGACGACTGCGAAGCCGACAAACACATTGTTGATGCTGATGTTGTTATATCACAACCTTTCTTTCCTTACTATCTCACAAGGGAAAAAATAGAAAAAGCAAAAAACCTTAAAATGGCTATCACGGCAGGTATCGGATCTGATCACGTGGATTTACAAGCGGCAATGGACAACAAGATTGATGTTGTTGAAGTGACCTACTGTAATTCAAGATCAGTTGCAGAACACATTGTCATGATGATCGTTTCAATGGTCAGAGACTACCACAACCAACATAGAATAGTTAATGAAGGTGGTTGGAATATTGCTGACGCAGTACAGAGAAGTTATGATGTGGAAGGAATGCACATCGGAACAGTTGCGGCAGGAAGAATCGGTCTTGATGCTTTGAGAAAAATGAAACCATTTGATGTACATCTACATTACTTTGACAGACACAGATTGCCTGAAGCAGTGGAGAAAGAGTTAAATCTCACTTTCCATGAGTCAGTTGAATCAATGGTCAAGGTATGTGACGTTGTGACAATCAACTGTCCACTACACCCAGAGACAGAAAACTTATTTGATGCTGAAATGATAAGCAAGATGAAAAAAGGTGCTTACATTGTGAACACTGCGAGAGGCAAAATCTGTAACAGAGAAGCCATCGCTGATGCATTGAAAAGTGGACAACTGTCTGGCTATGCAGGAGACGTTTGGTTCCCACAACCAGCACCAAATGATCACGTTTGGAGATCAATGCCAAATCACGGTATGACACCACACACATCAGGAACATCACTATCAGCACAGACAAGATATGCTGACGGTGTCAGAGAAATACTTGAATGTTTCTTTGACGGCACACCAATTAGGAACCAATACCTAATCGTGCAGAACGGTGAACTTGCTGGCATGGGTGCCCACAGTTATAGTAAAGGTACTGCAACAGGTGGCTCTGAAGAAGCGGCGAAATACAAAAAATAATATAATAGGCTTTGTGATGACAAAAAAAGAACTTGAAGCACTCAACAAAAAGATTGATAAACTTCAAAACACTGTTGACAAACTGTCACAAAGCCTTTATAAACATATTAAGTTTATAGATTCAACATACGACGGATTAAAAAATCCAATAGAAGCGGCAAGGAAATGGTTACGTAAATGAAAGAACTTTGGGTAGAAAAATACAGACCGAAAACACTAAAAGAATATGTGGTACGTGATGAAGCACAAAGGAATCAAATACAAACATGGATCAATGACAAAGCGATCCCACATTTATTATTAAGTGGTGCCCCGGGTGTGGGTAAGACTACACTTGCAAAGGTATTGTTTCAAGAACTAGAAGTAAGCAGTTATGACATACTAGAAATAAATGCTTCAAGAGAAAATTCAGTAGACACAGTAAGAGAAAAAATTAATTCGTTTGTACAGATCATGCCATTTGGTGCATACAAATATGTCTTGCTAGATGAGGCAGACTACATGAGTCCAAACGGACAGGCGGCATTACGTGGTGTGATGGAAATGTATCACACATCAGCAAGATTTATTTTGACTTGCAATTATCCAAACAGGGTCATTCCAGCACTACATTCAAGGTGCCAAGGATTCCACATGGAGACTATTGACAAGAACGAATTCACGGCAAGGACAGCAGAGATATTGATAGCGGAACAGATGGAACCAGACATAGAAGTGTTGGACACATACGTAAAAGCATCATATCCTGATCTAAGAAAGTGCATCAACATGATACAACAAAATTGCAGAGATGGAAAACTGATGCCTCCACAGTCAGGAGATTCTGGACAACAGGATTACAGATTACAAATGGTTGAACTGTTCAAGCAAGGCAAGATACAAGAAGCAAGGAAACTTGTATGTGCCCAGGCAAGGCCAGAGGAGTGTGAAGAAATATACAGATGGCTGTATGACAACTTGGATATCATCAGCAAAGATGAGGACGCACAGGACAAGGCGGTGCTGATAATAAAACAAGGATTGGTGGATCATTCTTTTGTAGCAGATCCAGAAATAAATCTAGCCAGTGTTATGATAAAACTTGCAAGGCTATCCCAATAGCAAATAAATACCACTATGTCATTAAAAGGTATTGAAACTGAAGTTCTAGATCTCGATTGGGAAAAGGTTAATCATATAACAAAAAACATAGAACCCAAAGAGTTTTTTGTAGAAGAAGCATTCTTCTTTCCTACAGACCGTAACCGAACAGAGGATAAAAGCACAGAACTATATGCAAAAAAAACAGGCATAAGGCAATGGCACAGCAAAGACTTCCCGGAAGTAAAAGAATGTGTACCAAAAAAATATTTTGAAAAATATGGCATTGAATATTCTAATGCAGTAGTTAAAATAAATGGTATGAGGCCTGGAATGTTTTCACATCCGCACATAGACAGGTACAACGGTTTCAAACAAAAAGCAAATCCAGATAAAAAAATTAAGAAAGTCAAAAGGGTGTGGGTGGCAGTCACAAGCCATCTTGGCCATGCATTCTTTCTAGATAAAGATAGAGTTGCATATGGCCTGCCTAAAGGAACAGCATTTGAGTGGCATGGCACATCAATGCACTCAGGTTGCAATGCCGGATTAGTCGATAGATATTGGATGTCATTCGAAGGTGAGCCGGTAGAGTAATGGGCAAAAAGCACGACAAAAAAAGATTTCTAATAGTAAAATATAGTATCAATGCAAAAGGTGGGTACGACGAATTAATTGAATTGTCAAAAAAGAAATGTGGACCAGGGAAAATACTCGATTCAGGAGTTGTGCTGGATCTAGTGAACGAAGAAGTCCTGAAGTGTGAAGTTCCTGGCCAGCCGAACTTTGGAGACCTAATCCCCTTTGAAAGTCTTTATGCACATTTCCATAAGGCCTACGGAAACGTACTAGATCAATTTATCAAATAGACTCACTATACATACGACGAAGCATAGACAACTGCCTTGCTTTGAATATTTTCCTTAGCACTCTCCGTCTTCTTCTGTCTTTCTGTTTCCTGATTTTCAGCCAATGTTGATTCAAAATATACAACTTCGCTCTCTTGTCGTATACCCTTTGTTTCCTCATTAATTTCCATAATTTCCGCTGAAATAAAGGCCGCATTTGTAGACTTCTGTATAATAGCATATGATCCCTCGTAGGTTGGTTTATATTGTGATATAATGTGTCTGTGTGTTCGACTCATGTACAAATACTTAAGGGCAAAAACAGCCAATAACAGTGCATATATTTGTCAGCCAAATTTTATCATAAATAAGAATTACTATGCATGATGTTCTAGATATTATAAAAAACGTACAATCACTATACGCAGTAGGTCCTACTCTTTCAATATTAAAGGACTTCGAGCGTGTGATAGACGAATTAGACGTATATGTTTTTAAGAATTGGGAAGAAGGCGAATTGCTTTCAGGCCCAGAAGATTCTAGACACTTTGTCACGTGTTCTTTCATGTGGCCAGCAGACAAGATGCCAGATCCAGCAGGTGGAAAGAGATTGCTTGATAAAGGCTGTAAAGTTTCATATAAGCGAGACGAATTATTAAAACCAAGACAGATTAAAACTCCAGCGGATTACAGACCTGGAACCACAAAAGGAAAAATTGATGCTCATGATATTTGGGTGGTTGAAATTAAAATGCCAAAAGAACTTATTGGCAATTTCAAACACGGCAAAGATGAAATTGAGAAAGAAGAACCAACTGACTCAGCATCAGGAGAAATAATCTAATGCAAATAAACGAAGGTTTAAAAGCCGGTGATCTAGAGGGTGTTGTATCACCTAGTTTTAGTATTGATCAATTCAAATCAAAGATGGGCGAAGACAGGAACATTCTGGTCCTTGCTTTCAGTGTTGATGGACATGCACCCGCTAAAGATTTAGAACGTTTTGCAGAGGCAGGTTACTCGTCAGTGCTAGATGCCGACTCTACTCCAGGCACCTTGGAGGATGGAAAGCATAAGGTTTTCATAGAGTTTGCTAGAACTCCAGAAGTTGCAAATCAAATTATGGCATTTGTTGAGGACTTGAAGAAACTTACAAACATAGAAGAATTCAGTTACACATATCACAAAGGTACAAATCCAACAAGTTTGAATGCAGGATTAGGAGAGGGTGTTCCAACTACACCAGAAGCATATGATCAAACAGTAAACGAAATGAAAGTCAGTGAAGCAAAAAGTTTCTTTGACAAATATCAAATGCTGGAATGTAATATAACAGAAAACAAGTTAAATTTTAAGAAACACGGATCTAATGAAACCATAAGTTTTGAAATGCACAAGATAGGCGCCACAAACGAAATTATAAAAGAAGCAAAAGCATTTGCTATTGACATGAATTCAATCGCTGAATGCACACACCTGACAAAATATTTTGGTCCCTACAACATTACCAAAACAACTGAAAATAAGTTTATCTTCAGCAAAGATGGTCAATCTGCCGTAATAAGTAAAAGCGGTTGGTAAAATAATATACGCATATATTGATAAATAATTACATGAGATTAAGTGCGAACTTCACATTACAGGAATTTGTAAAAAGTCAAACTGCAACCAGGCAAGGCATTGACAACACTCCCAACGAAGAACATCTAGCAAGTGCCAAAGAATTGTTTGAAAATGTTGTGCAGAAAGTAAGAGACAACTTTGGTGTCACAGTGATCAATTCAGGATACAGGGGACCAGCATTAAATGAAGCAGTTGGAGGCTCGAGTAAATCACAACACTGCAAAGGTGAGGCAGTAGATATCGAATGTCCTGGCACGCCAAACTATGATGTAGCAAATTGGATAAGAGAAAATCTTGAGTTCGATCAACTCATATTAGAATTTTACACACCTGGCATACCTGATTCGGGTTGGGTACACGTTTCCTATAAGTCAGAAGGAAACAGAAAACATGTGCTGACTGCTACAAAGGAGAATGGCAAGACTGTTTATAAGTCCGGCTTATACGAATAATGTTTTCAAGTATCAAAATGATTTTCGCAGTGATCCTTATCACTGGTATTGCTGGAGCCGGTATGTATGTTATGAAATTGAGGGCAGACAACGCCACCTTGAAAGCAAATCAGATTAAACTTGAAACTGCCGTCGCTGAGCAAACTAAAGTTTTGGAACAACAGAAAAAAGACTTCGAAGCAATAATGGAAAGCAACAAGAAACTTAATGTATTGATCAACACATTTAAAAAAGATTTAAATGACCTAGACAAAAGATTCACAAAGAAAAAAAGAGACATCGGCAAACTAGCATTAGAGAGAACCACATCTGTTGAGAGGGTAATAAACAAGGGTGGCAAGAATGCGGCGAGATGCATTGAACTGGCGTCAGGTGCCGAACACACAGAAGAAGAATTAAAAGCAACTTTAAAATCACAAATCAACCCAGAGTGCCCAGCACTAGCGAATCCAAATTATGTACCACATCAATAAAGATAAAACTCATAGACTAGCATGGATAGTAGCAGTACCACTGATGGTGTGTATGCTATTATCAGGATGTAGTATAGGTGGTGAGAAGAAGATCAAGATATTCTCAGTTGAGAAGCCAAGGGAGAAATTGAACTACGAAATGCCCACACCGTTGCAGATGGAAGAGATCAAATGGATCATCATCACAAGCAAAAACGCAGAAGAAGTATTCAAGAAACTAGAGGACGCAGGTATAGACCCCGTGCTATTCGGAATCACAGACAAGGACTTCCAGGTACTTGCAAGGAACTTCGCACAGATAAGACAGAAATTACAGGAAACCAATAGTCTCCTGGAAGAGTACAAGAAATATTACGAGGGAGAAGAGAATGCAGACAGTAATTAAAGTAATAGCAGAACACCTAGATGTTGCGGAAAGCAAGGTCACCCCAGAAGCACACCTAGTGAATGATCTAGGTGCAGATCCATTTGACACAATAGAATTGTGCATACAGGTGGAAAAAGCGACAGGGGTGAAAATATCAGAGGACGACGGTGATAAAGTCCAGACCGTACAAGATCTGATGAACCTAGTAGAGAAAAAATAAAGGTCTATCAGAATAAATACTACTATTATGAAGATCAGCGATTCAACATCAATTTCAATGCCAATGCGGAATTTACTTTCCATCTTGGCCGCAGTAGCGGTTGGGGTTTGGGCGTACTTTGGTGTCATAGAAAGACTGAATAACCTCGAAACAAAAGCACAACTGTCTGAGAAAGACTTACAGCAAGTAGAACAAAGGCTAGGCGCTGACATCGACAAGAACAACGAATTTAGGATTAAATGGCCACGTGGTGAATTAGGTTCCCCACCGGCAGATTCAGAACAGTTCATGTTGATAGAACACATCGCCATGCAAGTGGAAAAAATTCAAGAGCGTATGGAAAACATGATGAACAACGGTGTTAACATAAAACGTCTCCAAGAAGATGTAAAATTACTCAGAGAAGATGTCGAGAAATTGAAAGACAGCAACAGAGAGATGAAATACACAAATGGCAATAGTCACTAGAATTTTAATTGTTTTATTTTTACTAACAACAACCGTAACTGCATTAGAATACAAACCCGGCAAGAAACATCTTGACAAGGAAGGTGTAATTGGCTTGATATTGTATCTAAACGGCAAAATGATTGAACACGTTTTCAAACCCAATCTATCTGCCTGCATGAAATCAAAGAGAGTAGCACAAAGGGAAATGGATTCCAACGGTAAGCAGGACAGGGTCCAGTTTGCTTGTAAAATATTGAAAGCGGATTTGGAAGAAGATTCGCAGACAAAATACGGAATGAGGATTATAAAAGTACACTCAGGAGCATAACATGGCGAGAATACTATTCTACATACTGACAATAATGTTTTTGTTCACAACTGTGTCACTAGCAGATTGTTATGGGTGTGGAGAAAATGATCACAGCAATCAATGTAAACTAGATCATGATCATGAACACGAGAAACCAGCAGAGAAAATAATGATCGAGGAACACAAGACTTCAAGTTCAGAACCTGAAAATGGTGTTGTGTTTGCTGTTTGTATATTTGCCATTGCTGAAGACGGATCAAGAGTTTTGATTGATCATAGAGCAAGTGAGAACTTGATGGACTGTTTAAAGAATAAAAGAGAAGCAGAAAGAGATTACAGAGACCCAGAGAAGCGAGAGAAAATGTATCCGGGTGAGACGGTGTTCACAATGACCTGTGACAAAGTGGATGCAAAGGTTAGAATCAAAGATGACGGCACTTGGGAAATACTGGACATCCTAGGAAGACACGAAGAAGCATACAGAGAAAAGAAAAGTTGGGAATAAATACGCATATTAACCGAGGAGAACTATGGAACTGATTATAGCATTAGCAATGAAATTTTGGCAATGGACAGTGTTGATCGCTGTCGTTATTATTGCCGCAATAATAAACTTCACAGACAAGAGAGCAAAAACAAAATTAAAATTCAATTACAAAGAAATGCCAACTTTGAGACCTGTACCTATTGCGACTAAGGGCAAGGGTTTCTGGAAAGGCATCGTGATGTGGTTGCTTTCTACAAGGAACTGGGTATTGACAGAAGATTGGAAGTACAACATTGATGGAGAAGAATATGTGATACCATCAGGTTTCCAATTTGACGGTGCAAGTATTCCTAAATTCTTGAGAACATTCTTCTCACCGGTTGGAGTGTTATTAATTGGTGGACTAGTTCATGACTACGCATACAAGTACAAAACACTATTAAAGAAAAACAAAAAAGAAACAATGGGTGAACTCACACAGAAAAGAGCAGACGAAATTTTCAGAGACATAAACATTATCGTCAACGGATTCTACACAATGAACAGACTAGCATACTGGTCATTGAGAGCAGGCGGATTTGTTGCATGGAATGGTCATAGAAAAAGAGACGCAAAGATAGAGGGTTTAAGATAATGGCTGAATTAAAAGAAGATAAACTTATTGTTAAAAAAGACAGCATGGTCAAAAAAGGTGCCAAAGACGGTTGGGCATTAATTAAGATCGTTTGGGTTTTCTTAAGAGATGAATTACCACAGTTCCTATCTAATTGGAGAACAGTGCCGAGAATAATGATGGCATTGTATGGACTAGTTTTCTACAACACAATGCAGTGGTTCATGGCCCTAGATGCTCCAAACAACGCACAGGCAGGATTTGTTTCTGTTGTGGTTGGTGCTGGTGCGGCCTGGTTTGGACTTTACGTCAACGGCAAGAAGACAGACATCAAGAAATAATTACCACACATTGACAGATCACCAATCTGTTATACAATATACTAAATGAAAAATTATTACGACATACTAGGTGTGTCTGAGGACGCTTCTTCTGACCAAATAAAGAAAGCATTCAAAGATATAGCAAAGAAAGAACATCCTGACAGGGGCGGCAACGAAGCAAGATTCAAAGAAGCAAACGAAGCCTATGACACACTGAAGAACTCACAGAAGAGACATGACTACGACACCATGCGTAAATTTGGAGGTACGGGAAACCAACAACATCCTTTCTTCAACGAAGACATATTTGGAGATTTTTTCTCAGGCTTTGGCGATGGTGATATGGATTTGGGAGGGCGATTTAACTTTACAACCGGAGGACGTCCATTTAGACGACATCAACAAAGAGGCAACAGGAATGTACAAGTGAGGATGGCAATTTCGATCAAAGAAGCAATGATGAATAATGAGAAAACAATCAACTACAAACTGCCATCTGGTAGGGAAGAATTTGCCACTGTCAAAATACCGGCAGGAGTGCAACACGGTGTGACATTTAAATTTTCTGGAATGGGAGATGATAGCATCAAGAATCAACCACGAGGAGATTTGATGGTGGTAATGAGTGTGTTGGATTCCGATGGCTATACTCGTAAGGGTAACGACTTGTACACAGACAAGACAATAGACTGTTTCCAGGCGGTGCGAGGACATGAATTCAATTTGAAAACACTGGAGGATAAAATTATAAAAGTTAAAGTGCCTGCAGGCACACAACCAAACACCCTGTTGGCTGTCAAAGGGCAAGGCATGCCTGTCCATAAAACATTAAATATTAAAGGTAATTTGTATGTCAAGATACACATACTGATACCACAACTGTCAGCACAGGATTTGAAAAAGATTAAAGACCTATGATACAACTGTTCCAATACCCACACGAGACACTGCTACAGACTAGCACGGAGTGGTCGCACGATGACAGCATTGAAGGATACGACGACCTGCAAAAATTTGAAAACGACTACATCAAGTTGATGCTGGACGAGAAAGGAATGGGACTGGCCGCAAACCAGGTAGGCATTACCAAAAGATTCTTTGCGATAGGTCATGAAACATTTGACACATTTCAAAAACATGCTATAATTTGGAATCCAAAGGTGATAAGTTTTAGTGAAGAAAAAGTTATAGACTTAGAAGGATGTTTAAGTTTTAAAGGAGTATGGTTGAAAGTAGAAAGACCAAAGACAGTAGAAGTACAATATGAAACAACAAAAGGTGAAACAAAAACAGCAAGACTCGATGGAATGGAATCCAAGTGTTTCCAGCATGAATGCGATCACCTTGACGGTATTACGTTTAATCAAAGGGTATCTAAACTACGATGGGAAATGGCAAACAAAAAATAAAAAGACCAAAGGAAACTAAGGCATGGAAAATATTAAATGGCACATATGCAAAACAAACACAGACACAAAAAGATGTGGAAAGATTGATAGCGGCCATACAGCAGGAATTGGAATGGGACGACAAAGACATAGCAACACATTTAAAGATACAAAAAGGATTAATAGATTGGAGTGGAAATGTTAGAAGCAAACGAAAGCCTAGAAAACATATTCGAAAATGCAGTTAAGGAAGCCGAGAAGAGAAGACACGAGTACGTCACAATAGAACACGTGCTGTTAGCACTTATTAAAGATGAGAACATTGGCACAGTTCTACATGATTTTAAAGTGCCAATGCCAACCTTGATACGTGATGTAGAAGATTACCTTGATACAAAATGTAATGACATTGTTACAAAAGGAAAGGAGCCTGTCACTCCAAGAAAGACTGCATCATTAGAAAGACTAATGAACAGAGCATTCACTCAGGCATTATTCCAAGGCAGACAAGATGTCAATGCAATAGATATTCTCATATCAATTTTTGCAGAGAAGAAAAGTTATGCGGCATTCTTTCTAAAGAAACATCAAGTAAACAAACAAGACTTAATGGATCTAGTGTCTACAGAAACAATACTAGACGAAGGCATGGCACAAATGGGCGGTGTACACCCGGGACAAGAACAAAGACTTAGACCAAATCAAGCAGATAGAATTCTAAAAAGTTACTGTGAAAATCTTAACCAAAAATATTTTGACAAGAAAATTGATCCCGTGATTGGTAGGGAAGAAGAAACAGAGAATCTAAAACAAATACTTGCAAGAAGAAACAAGAACAATGTATTAATAGTTGGTGACCCAGGAGTTGGTAAGACAGCAGTAGTCGAGGGACTTGCTAGACGTATAGCCAAGAACAAAGCAGATGTTCCTGAATATCTGAAAGATCATATTGTATGGAGCCTGGACACTAATTCATTGATAGCAGGATCTAAGTTTAGAGGAGATTTTGAAGAGAGATTAAAACTGATTATAAATGCACTTGATCAAAAAGGGAAATCAATACTATTTGTTGACGAAGCACATATGATGGTAGGTGCAGGTGCAACAGGACAAGGCAACAGCATGGATATGGCCAATATGCTTAAACCAGCACTTCTTAAAGGAACAATTAAAGTTGTTGCTTCTACAACTTGGGAGGAGTACAGAAAGTATTTCGAAAAAGACAGAGCACTTATGAGAAGATTCCAAAGATTGCAAGTGGGTGAACCGACTAAGGAAACTTCAATCAAAATACTAAAAGGTGTAAAACAATATTATGAGAAGTTTCACAAATGCACTATTACAGACGAGGCTTGTGAAGACGCAGTTGATTATTCGAGCAAATTTATAGCAGACAAGAAACTGCCTGATAAAGCAATAGATGTCTTGGATGTTGCCTGTGCTAGATTGAGATTAAAAGGAGTCAAAGATGGTAAGATTGATCATGATGAAATAATCCATGAGATATCACAAATGACTGGAATTAGTATTGAACAATTATCTCAGAAACAAGCAAGTAATTTGAAAACACTAGAAGAAAAAATGAAATTACAAGTTTTTGGACAGGATAGAGCAATAAACACAATCACAGACAAAATACTTGTTGCAAGAGCAGGATTAAAAAGTTTAAACAAACCAGTTGGATCATTCTTATTCTTAGGACCAACAGGTTGTGGTAAGACTGAGACTGCTAGACAACTAGCAAAAACACTGGGAGTTGAACTTGTAAGATTTGACATGTCTGAATATCAAGAAAAACATTCAATTGCAAAATTAATTGGATCACCTCCAGGATATGTAGGATATGAAGATTCGCAAATGGGCGGTGGTATGTTTATAAATGAAGTAGAAAAGAATCCACACGCAGTGGTACTGTTTGATGAAATTGAAAAAGCACATCGAGATGTGTCTAATATGCTATTACAAGTTATGGACTATGGTACGGTTACTGGTTCAAATGGTAAGAAAGCAGACTGTAGAAATATCACACTCATAATGACTTCTAACTTAGGTGCGGAAGAGAATGAAAGAAACAACATAGGTTTTGGACCAAGTGAAAGAACCGGCGAGGACGAAGTCGCTCTTAAAAAATTCTTTCCGCCGGAGTTTAGAAACAGATTAGATGCAGTAATAAAATTTGACAAACTTGGCAAAGAGACTATGAAATCTGTTGTGAAAAAATTCCTACAAGAATTAAACGCAATGACTATCGAAAAAGATGTTGAAGTTAATGCAACAGACGATGCAATAGAATTTTTAATGACAAAAGGATTCGATTCTAAACTAGGTGCTAGACCATTACAACGTGTCATAGACGACGAGATCAAAAAGCCATTATCTAAGATGATGTTGTTTGGTGAACTGACAGCAGGTGGAATGGTAGAGGTAGGACTTTCAGATGACGTTGTGCCTAAACTTACAGTAAACTTTAAGGCAGGAAAAAAGACTGAGATATTAGACCAAGTCAAGCCAACGGTGTCAGATGAGAAAACATCATAATAAATTATACTATGGTTTATTCAAGCACAAGACAGTGTTGCGGGTGCCTGGTAGTTTGATGTTTTATCCTACCACTAACGAACATCTTTTACAAGTCAAAAAAAATTACCCGGATGCTCCTGACATGCATTTTCTTGCAGATTTTATAATGAATAATAGGAAAAAAATTAAATTTAGATTTCAAGGAAAAAAAGCAATATTTTATTCCGATCAAAACCTAGCACAGCAACTGATCGAAAGATTTTGGGAGTACTGGATAGGGTCTGAAAGTGTGGATCCAAAATTGAACGATCTCCAACCAAATACAATTGGTTGCACCAGATTACCACATGGCAAGTACCATTATCAAATTCATTTAAAAAAAGACGCACAACTATACATAAATGATACACAAAGAGAAAACTTAAGATACTTCATCGAAAGAAACATAGACCACTGTTATATTCCAGGGTATGCCGTGATGGATTATTTAGAAAATAGATGTCCATATTGTTTCGGAGGCTATTTCTACGTAACACAAGAACGTTTTATCACTCCAATATACATGATGGCACAGGAGGCAATTGATAAAGTGATCAAATTTAGAAAGGTTAAAAATGCAGGCAATAAAAAAACTACGAGATAAGAAAATATTCAACGATCAGAGTATTGTTGAGAGCATGATACAAAAGAACTGGATGGGATCTCCCGTTATAAAAAGAAGCCTACTACGTGTGAAAAAAGTAGGTGATGATGACTGTATTTGCGAAGAACTGGGATCAGCAGACGGCAAAGCCTATAAAATCAAGTACATCAACATATTGACAGTAGACGGACAAGAACCAAACGAACTAGCCGCAGTGTATGGACTTGGACCAAAAACAGCAAGATTCAAAAGGAAAAATACAGAATAAATAACAACGATGGCACAGACAAGCACAACATTATCAAGTGAAAAATCACACATGAGCACTGATATCACTGGAACAGATATCAGTATATCTACTAGCGGCACTATTTCATCCACAGGAACTGTGCTGACGGGTTCTGGTAAATTAGCAGTAAGAGACCTTGTTACAATCACAGGTACTGAAAACAATAATTCAACTTTCACTGTAAAAGAAATTGTTTCAACGACAGAATTCACAGTAGAAGAAACAATTACAACAGGCGATGATGCTGACGGTTCTACAGAGTTTACACTTGACATGACAGGTTTTGTTACCGACAAAGCAAAAGGCGATGGCTACTATTCTCAACCAGACGGTGTTCACACTGTGGCGTACCATGTGAATAGTGCTCTGAATGACGATGAAAATATTAGCATTAAGATGCAAGGGACTCTAGCAACAACTCCAACAGAAGATGATTGGTTCGACATAGCAGGAACATCAATAGGACGGGACAATATAGACGGATCAACACTTGCTTTCAGTTCTAATTTTACTGGTAATTTTGTATGGGTAAGGGCAAAAGTTTCAGGAATGAGTGCTGGTGCAGTATCAAAAATCTTATACAACAACTAAAAAACTCCATAAACACTAGGTTCTAGCAAGATCAACTTCAGTTGACACATTACCGTTATATGTTATACTAATAGCATGAACGACAATGACCTAGAACAGATCAACACAGTTGATGTGAAAATAACATCGGAATCAATTGATGCCCATGTTATATGCCTTCGAGAGAACGGATACAAAGTTCTCAAGAATACTTCAGTATTAACCAGATATGCACTTTTCTTTTTACTTGGTGCTTTCATAATGGGGAATCTATTGCAGTGAAAAAGTTAAGAAACATTGTACTATCGGGTGTAATGGCCACTACGTTGACAGCCTGTGGCGGAGGTGGTGGCGGTGGTGCGATTGGTTCTGTTTCTAATTTTGTGCAAGATGATCTGTCAAGTCTTACAGGCAGTGAATCCATAATAAGTTCTTATTCATCTTTATTAAGTGGATTTAATAATACAATATCTAGTGGTAATTTGGCAGGACTTTCTGCAATTATCACAGGACCTACAGAAAAGGATATTGCAAAGGCTGGCAATCTATTAACCATGCTGGACCAAGCAGAAACTTTATGGACGCAAACACTAGACCTTATTGAATCACAAGATGCAGACACAAAATTGCAAATATACAACAGTGAAGATTACAAAAATGCCCATGCGGCAATATTATATTTGAAAGACCATGTGAAACCAGTGATACAGAAAGTATCCCAAGGACAGAAATTATCTCTTACAGAATATAACAAAGTTGCCAGTGATAAGAAAGCAGAAGAAATAATCAAGCAAGAAAAGGAAAACACGGTGGCGACATATGTGGCAGACAAGAAAACAAAAATTAATGCAGACAAGGAAAAGAAAGTAGCCAAAAAAGAAGAAACTAAAAAAGAAGAAACTAAAAAAGAAGAAACTAAAAAAGAAGAGAATAAAGTAGAAAAAGAAGAGGAAGTAAAAGAAGAGAAGAAGGAAGAGAAAAAGGAAGAAGAGAAGAAGGTAGTAAAAACACTTGGACACGAATTTAGAACAACAGAATTCAACAAGGATACTAGTAAATCAATCATCAATGCTGACAAGGCCTATGCAAGAGGTTGGACAGGTAAAGGATCTGTGTTAGGTGTTATAGACACATATCAACAAACAGATCACGAAGCATTAGATGGCAAATACAAATGGTACAAAGATTACGTTTTAAATGACTCGATTGTTGAAAATAAAGGAAAATATCAATCGCACGGTACACACGTGGCAGGTATAATTGCAGGTAACAAAGATGACAATCAGTTTCACGGTGTGGCCTATGATGCAGAACTAGTCGGCGCCAATGTTGACTATTACGGAAATTCAAATGCAAATATGGGCCAGGCACAGAACGCCTTACATGATATTGTAAAACTTAAAGCAAAAAAGTCTGATGGCGGAGAAGGCATGAACATTGTTGCAGTGAATATGAGTTTCAACAAAAATATACAATTTAATCACTATGGCACAATTAAAAAATTAGACGACGGCACATATTCATCTTCAGTAATTACTGCAAATAAAGGCAGTTCCAGTTATTGGAAAGTTGGCACAGACAACGATGTGGTACTTGTAAATTCAGCAGGTAACGGTATGATGGTAGACGGAGAAGTCAACACCGAATTTGCACTTGACCCAGGTATATGGGCAACAGAAGTTGACTCTAACGGCAACCTTGTGCTAGGCGGCAAAATGCTTATTGTAGGAAACTGGGGTGGCACAAAAGAAGACGGACAGGTTGTAGGCAGTAAATCAGGACACGTCTGTTTAGATATTGTTGATAACAAATGTAATGACAAATATCAAGTAAAAGATTTTTACATATTGGCACCAGGTAATAATGTATTTTCAAGTGTTGCCGGTGACGGTTATTCTGAGATGAGTGGTTCGAGTATGGCGGCACCGCAAGTGACAGGTGCAGTTGGTATCTTACATCAGATGTGGCCACACATGAAAGGTGAAAACCTAGTGCAACTTGTTTTGAACACCGCAGACACAAACATTAATGGATATGATGTCAATATTCACGGACAAGGTATGTTAGACCTGGACGAGGCAACTAAACCGCAAGGGGCAGTAGGTATTCCAACAACAGGCAGAGTTGATGGAACTGTGACAACATTAAACAACACATACTTTGCCACAGGTTCTACAGGAGCATTTTCAAATTTACAGGGACTGAAAATAATGGTGCTAGATGATTATGACAGAGATTACTACATCAATCTTGGTTCAAGCATCACTGTACAGGATAATAGAAAATATTCTGACACAGAAATGTTAATGGTGAACAACAACACTTTCTTGCCAGTGAATCAAAGTTTTGGTTCTTTCTCACAAGGCGGACAATACAGCCTACTTAATAATTACAATTTTGGATTTTACACAGGTGAGAACGGAGGCGGAGATTACTCGGCAAACATAGGTAAGAACTTTATGTTGCATAACAACTTTAAATTGAAAACAAGTGTAGGACAGATGAGTGAACAAGAAACTTGGTTGGGTAATTCTTCGGATGGTATACTTGCAGTTGGAGACAACAACAACACTAATTTTGGAAACATAGGTGTAGAGTACTTACTTGGAAATAATGTATTGAGTCTTGATTACACTAAAGGACACACAAATGTAAACACCACAAGCAACAGTCTGATTAAAAATTTCTCAGACATTGAAACAGAATCTTACAGGTTGGCGTATGAAATACACAAAGATACGCAAACAACTTTCGGTTGGTCGTTCTCACTTCCAAGTCATATAACATCAGGCACGATGGACTTGGAAGTAGCCGAAAGTGTTAATCTAGATGGAACGATTAATTACAAAAACATACAGAGTGATCTTAAGCAGGATACAAGGGAAAAGAACTTTGGATTCTTCTTCGCACATCAACCAGCGGATGACTTTGATGCAACGTTCAGTTTCAGTGCTGAATACAGACAGGATATAGCAGGACAACAAGGCGAAGATGGTGTACAAGTAGGATTGAAATATTTCAAAAGATTAAACCTTGCTTGTGGAATTCCAAACACCGGAATCAAACTACTTGATAAAAAATTAGGATGGGCAAAAAATCCAAAATGTTTCAACGAGGACGGAACACCAATAGATATGAAGAAATTATATGCCGCACAAAACGGCACAATCAACAACGCAGAAATGCATGGACTCAAGTATGATCTTGAAAAGGACATGTTTGTTCCAATAGAAGAGTAATGCAAAAAGAGATATACAAAGAAGATTATTTTGGCACTTTGATGTGCGTACTTGTAGACGAATCACGTAAAATATTACCTACATTTAATCCAACCAAGGAACTACACAAGATACAGAATGATATGTGCAAGGCAGGAAGTTGGATTGATAGTATGCCTGTTGGCACAATAGTTGAGTCGGTACCACAAAAGTCGATACAAAAATTACAGGCAGATGTACTTCCAGAATACAGAAGATTGGCGGCTAACTTGATAGACAAATTCATAGACGAGTTTGAGGCACAGGGCGGACGTAGGATTGAAATCACCGAAATATTCGAAAGGATGTACAAATGGAAAAAATAGAAATAACCTGTACTAAGAATGGCAAAACTAAGATGGCGGATGTACTGCAACAAACAGACAAGTATATGAAGGTGGCCCTAGAAGGAACTCAAATAGTCATAGAACTGTTCAGGGAGGACTTAAATACTCCGTACACAGGACATACAGCAGGACTAGAATTTGAATGGCAACCGAAAAACTAAAATTTAAAATAGAACTTTTTGCAACAATGTGGATGAAGGCGCCACACGTGGAAATCATTGTTGCTGACAAAAGTTATTTCAAAGGTGATATCACTGCAACAGAAGACAAACCGCAAGTAATAGAATTCACACACGAATTTGAGGAGGGTGAATCATACGAACTTGTTCTCAAGAAGACTGGCAAAACACTGGATCAAACAGTGGTAAATGACAAAGGCGATATACTCAAAGACCAATTGCTTCACATCAAGAATATAGAAATAGATGAAATTGATATTGGTTCTTTAGTGTTCGAAGGTGTTTACACTCCAGAGTATGCTGAACCATGGGCAACACAACAGGCCGAGGCAGGCAACAAATTGCCAGAAACATTAAAAAATGTCACTAAAATGGGGCATAACGGCAAATGGACTTTCACATTTGGATCACCATTTTACATGTGGCTTTTGGAGAACCTCTACTAATAAATATGCTTATATGAGAGCATCACAATTTATTAAAGAAGGCATAGACTCAGACGCAGTTAACGAACTTGATTCATACATCATGAACAACGAGGACTTGTATCGTAGACGTTTTATGCCCATCATATCAAACATAAAAAGAAAAATAAAAAAGAACGTGTACGATCATGAAAAAGCACAAAAACTTTGGATGTATCTAGTGGATGATGCGGCTAAAGAATATGTTAAAGAGTTTGGTTCTACACAAGACGATGTTGTTGACATGTTTCCTAAAGAAACAAGGCAACAGGTTGCTAGAGTAATTTCAGACAGAGAATTAGAAAATATAAAACAAGGCGAATACGATGTACCTCAGGGAATTGTTTCTTAAGGAGGACGATCGTTCAACAGCGGTATTTGCCTTTGGTCGATTTAATCCTCCCACAATAGGACACCAGAAATTATTAGACAAAGTCATTTCGATGGCCAAACAGGTCAACGGAAAAGGTTATGTGTTCCTTTCACAGAAGCAAAATAATAAAACTGATCCTTTGACTTTTAAAGAAAAGCAAGATTACTTACGAATGTTTTATCCACAACTGGCCATCGGCGATGCTGGTGTAAAAACAATTATCCAAGCACTACAGAAAATACAGGCAGAAGGCAGAACCAGAATAGTGATGATTGCTGGCTCTGACAGAGTAATGGAATTCCAGAAACTTCTAAATCAATACAATGGAAAACCAGACAAAGCAGGAAATGACCTTTACAAGTTTGATTCAATCGATGTTGTAAGTGCCGGCGAAAGAGATCCAGACCAAGAAGGTGCCTCTGGTGCCTCGGCATCTAAGGCAAGGGAACTTGCCAACAAAGGACAAGAACACGAATTCAGTAAAGTAATAATGGGTGGAAACACTGGTAAAAAGTTATATAACATATTACAAGATAGACTTGCGGAGCAGATTGACGAAAACAACAAAAAGTTGTATAATGAAAATATGGCAGATGGTAAACCAATTGTGTATCTTGACATGGATGGAGTTCTTGCAGATTTCTTCGGTGGTGTTGAATTCCTTTATGGTGTTGAGCACTGGAAAGAATTGACAAACGACAAGACAAAGGATCTTAAAAAACAAGTGATAGATAGGATCACGGGCACAGACTTCTTTGCGGTGTTGCCTAAATTTCCCTCAGCAGACGCATTAATCGATATGGTTAAAAAATTTACGGGTGGAAATTTTTCAATCAACACTTCACCATTAAGAGGTGATCATGAGAATTCAGCAAAATACAAAAAGATATGGATTGCAAACAACATAGAACAACCAGATGACATAATTGTCACTGGAAGAAAAGAATCGTATGCAAAAGACAAAGCATCAGGTACCCCAAACATTCTGATAGACGACAGACCTGTAAACATACAGAAATGGCAAGCGGCTGGCGGTTACGGAATATTATATCAAGCAAACAGAGACTCACTTGACAAAGTGAAGAAAGGACTAGAAGACTATGCCAAAGTTCAGCGGAATCAATAGACCATACGCGGCAGGTGAAATAGAAAAAACACCTCAAGAAAAACAAAGAGAACTAGATGAGAAGATGAAGGCCTTTCTAGCCAAAGGTGGCAAGGTAGAAAAAGTTAAGGCGCACAAACCTACCAAGCAACAGATAAGAGACTGGACCATTTAAATGGACGAGTTGGAGAGAATAAAGCAATTAGCAGGTGTGGATAAACTACCTGCAGATGAATCCATGGGTGAAAATCTATCATACGTGGGTACACAAAAATCACAATATCAAAGAAAACACAATATCAAACCGGGTACACCCGAGTGGTTTAAACTATGGTTCGCACAACCTAAACTCACTGGTGAAAACCCAATGCCCAAAAACAAATAAATACTCGCATATGCGAGCCACAGAATTCACAGAAACAAAATGTCCTAGGACTAGAGCAAAAGAATGTTCTTGTAGCAGGGTAAAAAGCATCACAGAGGGTGAATCCACTGTGATTGCACAATGTGACTTACAACATTCGGATGACGTCAATGGCAGTATATTATTGATGCAGGCTCCCGGAACTCCAACTTTGATCAAAGGCACAATCACAGGACTGAAACCTGGACTTCACGGATTCCACATACACGAGTTTGGCGACATGAGCAAAGGTTGTGAATCGATGGGTGGACATTACAATCCAGATGGAGTCGATCACGGAGACCTAAATGAAGGACACGTGGGAGATTTAGGCAACATAACAGCCGACGAAACTGGCAAGGCAGATTTCTCAATAAAGGCAAGTAGGGTAGACCTAATTGGTGAAAGATCTGTTGTTGGAAGAGGACTTGTGGTACATGCAGATGAGGATGATCTCGGAAAAGGCGGAGATCAAGAAAGTTTGAAAACAGGAAACGCAGGCGATAGATTGGCCTGTGGAGTAATAACTTTGAGGGC